GAACCGTCTTATTCCCCAGCAGCCCACGATCCCACCAGTCTTTCATCACCTCGTGATCTTCCTGGCGGTTTCTCGTCTGAACTCGTGGCGGCTTGATCTCCAGCACAACCTGCAACACGTCAGCCGTTGTGATGTCGTGCTGTCCTGACTCCGCAGCGTACCACAGAGCCTGCTTCAGAATCCGCAGGTCTTCCTGCACCATAAGAGACTGCTCGAACCGCATCGACTTGTGGAACGGTCCCTCCGAAACCAGCGTTGACGCGAAGTTCCCCTCGCTGACGTTTGCCGTCAGCATAAATTCCGGCAACTTCATCCCCGCAGCGCACGACCGAAGCAGCGATACCAGAGTTTCAATGTGGTTACTGTTACCGGCGCCTGTCTCCGGAAACTCGTACTTGATCTGCGAAGGAATTGTGACAACCGCTGCCGAGGGAAAGTCGTATGTTTCTGATTGCCCGCTGCTCGCGCCGCCATTTTGCTGCGTATTCAGGTAACTTTTGACCGAATCGCTCGACGGATTCCCCATGATTGTCCGGATCGCACCGAACGCCGCCTGAAACGAACTCGTTCGCATCAGATTCGCCAGCAACTTCTTGGCGAAGATCAGTTCTTCCCTGACTGGCCAGTAAAGAGTGAGCCCCCGGGGATCCGCCGACAACACGTTTCTCTTGCGATGCTGAACCAGAATCCGATCCTGAGATTCTTCCATCTGCGGAATCGTGTCGCCCCGGTAATTCGCAAGACTGCCGTCCTTTGTCATTTTCGTGACAAAACGCAGGTCCGGATACCAAACATCCTTCAGGAAGTACGCGACCGGCTGAGCGCGGAGATCATTTGTCTTCCGGACGCCCAGCGAATCAAAGTATTCCTTCGAAGCGTCGTCCGGATCCACGAAACTGCTCTTCGGGTCATCGTCGAGATCCTGTGGCTCGCCAAAATAAACCCGGACCATCCCGTCGTCGTCATAACTCAGCAGGTCGAACACCTCACCGTGCCGATCGCACCGTTGACTGACTTCGGACTGCCGCATTTGCCACTGATTCTCAGCCGTCCACAGCTCAATGAACGCCTCAATCCGCTTCACCGCATCAGAGTTCGGCTGATTCTCGTCCCTCGGCTTTACCGTGATTGCGTGCCCTGTATCAGCGATGTAATAACTGCGATTGTCCTTCGCATTTGTCCCCCAGGGCAACCTGCCAAGCTGATCTCCGAGAACAATTGCCTCCCGGACATCCTGAATCGTCTCGAGCGGCTCGTCGCCACCGAACGGAAGCTGATCGCCGTTCGCGTTCACTCCGCCGCAACTGACTCCAAGCTCTTCGAAGATCCGCGCAGCAGCCTTCGTCGCCTCGATTGCCAGTTTCTCGTTCTCAATCACCCAACTCGTCGGTAAACCGTTCGCATATACCATCTGATGTCTCCTTCAGCACAGAATACGCCGAAAAATCACCAGAAGCAACACGATCCATCAGCGAAGCAGTTTCCACCACCAAAACGTCGATCTCACCGCGCGCCGGTAAACACCGATGTTCGCATTCTGCTGAAACGATTGGTCGACGATCATCGAGATCGTCTGAATCGCAGAACCGACGGGATCTGATTTCTCTCGGCATGAATTGCATCCTCGTTTACTCATGACATATTCCTGATTGGGGTGTGTGAAAAATGCCAGCGGCGTTTATCCGCTGGCATTGGAGTTCTCTGTGTTCTCGACACGTCAAGGCAGGTCAGTTGCCGACATCTGATCTCTTAGCTCCTGCCGCTCAGCTTGCAGTGACGCCATGCGAGCCTCAAGCATCATAATGCTCATCCGAATCATCGGGGCATTCAATCCGTCCGGGTCAAGGCTCATAAGAAACCTCTGCAGATCCAACTCAGCGCTAATCTCATCGATTTCCTCACCGATCTGAATCACCCTGCCAAAGTTAGCCATGTAGATTTCCATAGCTGTCGGGACGGGCGGCACGGGCGTCGGAGGCTCTTCAAACGGAAACCACGTCGGCCACCAAAGCGGCATTGCCGGCAGGGCATACTCCTCAGGAAGCATTGTGCCTGGATCCGGGTAGAACGTGTCTGCCTGAGCCTTTGTTGATCCCATTACCACCAAAACCAAAATCATAAAACGCATGGCATTCCTCTGTTTGTTGAAACTGAACCGAAAAAAATCGACTTCCTCACATTATCATTACTTTTCCTTCCTCAGATTTTCCCAGTATTCCTGCTCATATCGCGGCAACTGAGTACACATCGCCAATGCATCCGGCCCGTCGTCGTGCTTCCCGACGCCCGGGATGCCGTCAAACTGCTTAATCTGCTGCAGCAGAAGAGTCGTCCCCGGATTCTCAAGGAACCGGAACTCTCGCTGCGTCAGTCGCTTGTCCAGTCCTCGACGGATTCTCATCTCTTTCTTCAGCATGTCCTCGACCGGAATAATGATCCCGCCCGACATCAAATACTTCGACAGCGCATACTGCGGGTGATTCGCCGCGTAGTTCATGATCAAGTCGCGGAAAATACTCTGGAACTGCGTAGATTCAATCCCAATCAGGTCGCCTGATCTGATCCGGTGATGATCCTGATCGCAGAACAGGAATAAGTCCTCGATGATCTCCGACGGCGATCGTCGTTTTAAGTCCGCATCGACATACGCCAGTTCTGACGTTTGTGCCATGCAGACAATCGCGGAGTAATCCCCCTTCTTGACGGAGCGCCCCTTCGACGGGTCTACGCAGAACATTCGGACAATGTCGTTGGCGTGTTTCGGGACTGGGAACTTCTCGAGCGGAATGTAGAGATTTGTGAAGAGCTCTCTGTCCCACTCGGCACCAGTCTTTGAGGAGGCGAGCCAGCAGCCGTTCAAGAAACGATCCCTGTCGTCATCCGACATTTGCTCGAGTCGTTGACGGTAGGCAGGGTCTGACTGCATCAGGTGCGTGTTGTCTCGCAGCGTCGCGCCGATGAACGTCGCTGATGTCGTAACACACTCGTTCTCGCCCGTCTCTTCGTTGATCTCATACTGAGGTTCGTCGTACCAGTGAAAATCCGGTTCGACGTACCTGAAGTGCCGAATGACTCCTGATCGCTCGGGGATCGGCAACCCTGTCTCTGGATTCAGCCACCAATACAGGAATCTGTACAACCAAGAATCATTATCCGGGTTCTTGCTGAGCTTCATTCTCGGCTTGATCCCGGACTTGCTTCTCGCGCGACCCCAGAGGTATTGCACGAACTTTAGCGGCCACTGCGTGGCTTCATCAATTGCTAACGCATCAAGCTGGGCTCCCTGATAGTCCTCGAGGTTCTTTTCGAACTGACAGGATCCCAAGGCAATCTTAGCGCCACACGGGAATTCAAACTCGTTGCGAGTGTGATTGTAGATCGCACCGTATGGGCGATACATCTCACGGCAATGATCCAGCAGGGCTCCTGACTTGGTCAACTGAGGGTAAGTTCTTCGCATGATCAACCCGCGAAACATCGGGTTCGCATGCGGACCTTGACAGTGCCTTAACATGTCAAGCGTCACGATATGTGACTTTCCCGATCCTGCCGACCCACCGTAGCACGTCCATTCTGCCTCTGTTACCAAAACTCTGTATTGTGGATCTGAGAGCTTCATTTCTGTTTTTGCCTGCCGTGGTTTGGATGGAATCCGTGAGATGATTCAGCAGACTTTCTTGCTTCGATGGCCTGATCCATTGTGTCGAATAATCCCAAGTGAATATTCCTGTAGTTCACTTTTATCTCAGCCCTCCATTTTCCGTATCTCTCATAATATCTGACGCCAATGTGACCTGAAGTGTTTGCCCTGCTCATGCCGGAATTTCTTGCATTCTCCACGACTGTCGCATCCCTCAGATTGCATATCCGATTATCGGACTTGTCTCCGTTTATGTGGTCGATGTTTTTCTTCGGCCAATCACCGTAATAAATTAGCCACGCGATTCGATGAAGTTCATAAGACTTCTTCAGCAGGTTCATCTTTCGGTAGCCTCGATAACTCAATGAGCCTTTTGTCCATCCAATCTTTAGGCTGCATCCCTTCGACGCAACAAGTCTCCTGAATAATCCTGTCTCATGGTCATACTCTACGATCAAAAGGATTCTCTGCCTTAGTTCGGAAGTTTCCATCACCAAATCTCCACAAAAAAACCGCCGACAAACTGGTGCAAGCAGCTCATCGACGGTTTTAGTCCAGGGTTTAACCCGGATGTTTCGTTGTCACCTTGCACGCGACCATGTCCGCACGATAACAAAACTGAATGAGAATTCAAGAGGAAACAAGCAGCCAGCGACTCGGGGGAATCGCTGACTGCTTTCGGGGAGAGACTTACTGGTCGCGTTCGGTTACGTCGATCGTTTCTGACTCGTCGATTGTTCGCGGCGCCATCGAACGGACATTGGAGTCCACCCGGAACCTCGGCTGATCAATGCTTACACCCGTAATCGTCGCCTTCACATCCGAGGACGGACGACCCCGCTTTTTCTCGGATTGCATCTGAGTCAGCAGAGCAAACGCTGCGGTTCTGGCAATCGACTCTGAATCCGCGTTCTGAACGTCGCACTCGACGTTAATCCTGAAACGAAACTGCTTCGACATTTGTGATCCTTCGGCTTGTGGTTGTTGTGTTTCACGACGCTGTGAAACTGTTGGGTTGAGTGAAAACTGTGAACTAACGCCCGATTCTACACGCCTTACACCGCGTTCGCATCCCAATC